GGCCTAAATGGCTCTTATTTGCAGTTTAAGAATTCTAGGGTAGGCAAGTGGTGCTCTAAGGCCTACAAAGCAAAATAAGGCGTATTTCCGTGCGTTTAAGACGCCTTAAATAGGTGGTTTTATCCTGGGATTTGTTCTTTATGAGGTTCTAGGAGAAGTCCAACGGCATTTTTACAGTCATCGCAACGAACCGCCCATTTTATAATGCGGTCCTTGTGTTTGAGCCTGGTATTGAAACCCATTTTTCTATAGTTAAGATGATCACTGCCGCAGAATTGGCATTTTTTGATTAGAAACAGTTGTCTATGTTCTAGGCTGAATGTTTCTGGTTGAATTTTGAGATATACTGGATCCATTATTTCATCATCATTGCAATAACGGCCATCAATTGAACAAACACGGCTCCCACGCCCCAAAGAAAATACGATTTGATGTTTGCGATATCTTTTTCTATATGAAATAGATGATTGTTTTGGATGATGTCCAAACGCTGTTCAAGTAGTGCCATGCGTTTGTCTAAATTTGCGTATGCTTGTAATTCTTTAAGTGTTTCGTTGCTCATCACAGTTCCTATGAAATTGTTGCGCCTAACGAAACCACCTTCCAATCTGTTCCGTTGTAGATTGCAAGGCATTTTGATCCTGCATCTCCATTTGAACAGTAGGCAACATCGCCTTCTGCTTTGTCCGTTCTTGCGTTTAGTTGTGAAAGTGTTTGTGGTGCTAGATTTAGAATTTCTTCTAGGTTTACCTTGCCAGTTGCAGGATCCAATGTAAGATTGGTTGCCGCCGTGCTGTTTAATTCATCTGGAATGTAGGTTGCGTCAATTTTAGTTGATGCATTTAAAGGAGCGACTCCTGAGGCTTGACCTCTACCATCAATTACTATGATTAATTCGTCTAGTGCCGCTTTTAGATTTGGTCTTGCGGCCGCTGGCGAATCTGTTCCAGCATCTAGGTTAGTTGTTATTACATTTGAACTTGTTGCCCAAGCCATATCTTTGCTCCTTTGTTATATTTACCGTTATCTCCAAAAAACCCATACTTTTAGGACTGTGCGTAATATGGAATAACATAATTACTACCGTTAATTTTTAATATTAGGTATCCTGTAGGATTACCAGGCAATGCCGTTGCCCCACCTGCACTTCCCACTGAAGATTGTGTGCCTAATGTTAAATCTAAAGTTCCTGCTGGATTAATCTGTATATCTGTTGGTGTTACTTTAACATTAGAATCTTGATTTCTGTCATTATAAACATAAAAAGTTCCACTACTTAAATTTTCACTGCTTATACTACCTCTATTAGTGCCATCATTAACATTTAATTCGCCTGACACAATAGTTCTAGCACCTAAACTTGCATAATCTTGTCTAAATGTATAGGAAGTAGATCCTGTAGAATTAACAGCATTTAATGTAATTGCACCATCACCTGCGGCGGCACTTGCGGCATTATAAGCAATAACAATTTTACTAGCCCTACCAGTTGATGCTGTTTCTGGTTGAACACCCCATTCAATTTTGTCAACATTTGAAGATCTTACTACTTCTATTCTTGCTTGACCGTGATTAGCACTATCAATTTGTCCAACAACAAATTTATTTGAATCTGTTATATCACCACCTGCTTGTCCAACAACCAATTTATCATTAACACTATCATAAACAAGAACATCACCACTTGCAATACCTGATGTGTCTACAAAGTCAACAATATCGTTGACAGCATCACTCATTGTTTTTAATTCACCGCGACTTGCTGAGATAGAATCATCAGCACTATCAAATGCATTTGAACTTGGTTTATTTGTAGGCCATGCCATGTGTTATCCCCTTGTTATGTTGCCTTCAACATCTGCAGAGGCTGTGGGTAATCCAGCCACCATAGCGTCAAATGTGCAATCAATTAGTTTAGTTTTACCATATGTATCTAATTCATATATTTTTAGTGTAATAGGTGATGTAGATTTGTCTAGGTAAATTATTGGTCTGCTTACTGTTCCTACTTCTACATAACCATCCGCTACATATCCACTTGCAATATATGGATCACTGCCTGGTATGTGTGGTGTAACGGTAACCACAGTAGGTGAAATAGGTTGATCCACGCTCAATTGCCTTGCACCTGTTGATCCTGACAATGTGCTACTATCAATTGAGTCAAAACTTGCTGTGATTTTTTCAGCATTTAGATCCGTTGTTATGCCATATATTGCTGGCACTGGTCCTGAACCTGCACTATCATCATAGCCTAGGCTAAAACTAAATTGAAAATATCTTGCGTTAATGGCACTAACCGTATCGCCAACATTTACCACCAAACTTGACGGAGCATCAATTGCCCCACCCGCACTATCCACACTATCACCATAATAGATGGTGGTTGTCATTAGTCCTGTTTTTCTTACATTGGTCAAAGGTATAACCTTGTCTTTTCTACCAAAGTCAACAACACCTGTTGTGAATGTTAATGGTAGGCTGGGTGTTCCTGCCCATGTGGTCATTGCTGACCAATCGTTGCCAGTTGAATCAGCATCAAAGTCATCCCAAGTTTCCGTGCTTTTAGGTTGGTATTGTCCGTTTGCAAAATATCCGTTTCCTGCCATCTTATGCTCCTAGGTCGTGCTCCTTTGTTTTGGAGTCACCCCCTGCTGGTGCGGCTCCTTGTGGTGTTACACCTGCTATATTTCCTAATGGGTTTTGAATTAGGTAGTTGATATATGCTTCAATGTTAGAACCTGTTATGTTTTGCCCTAGTATAGGATTATAATATGTATAACTGCCTAATACAGAGCCATCTAGGTGATATTCTTTTCTATCCGCTAGTTGTTTGCCCCAGTTGAATTGCATATAGTTTACATTCAATCCACCCTTAGGATTGTTGGTTGAAATAACCAAAGGTTGAATTGCTCCTTCAATTGCATTGTCATTTACATCAACCAATTCAGCATTTACAAATCTTCTAATCAATGCACTATTGTAGGCTGTGTTGGTTGGTAGGTTTAGGAACAGTATCACAAAGGCATCACCTGTAAATCCACCTGCCAATTGTTGACTGTTTCTAAACATAATATAATCGTTTTGAATACCCTTGTTTAGTGTGTATGTTAGACCATTTACTGTTCCTGTCTGTGCTGAAGAAAATACCAAGCCTGTGCTTGTTGCCAACGGATTGTGATATAACAGTCCTTTGGTTGCACTTGGATATAGATGATAGTTGCCAAACTGTTGATGATGATAACCTTGCACACCTAAACCATCTTTGGTTGTGATTGCTGTGTTGATAGGTGAAACATTTGGATAACTTTGAAATGTTGTTACACTTATCAAAGGCTGTTCGTTTCTTGGTGGATAAGGATTTAATTCTTGGCTTTGTCCTGAACTATCTGGATCACCATTTGGTGGAACAATGCCCAATGGTGGATCATTGATATCTTTTTGTCTTGGACGAACATTTAATTCATCTGGATTGTAAACTGGTGGTGGAACTTCCAATTGTCCAACGCCTCCTGTTGCTGGATAGAATGTTGCATCATGTTCTACAGCATCAATGTTTACAGTTAGGTCCTCATTTAGATTCATGCTAACAATTCTATAGGTAGCATTGGTTAATTGCAACACGGTATCTGTTACACGAATAACATCACCCACTTCTACGGCTAATAATTCTTGTGTTGCTCTGAAACTGATTTGTTTTTGCAGTCTTGATTTTTTGTAAATCATTCTTGCATTTTCCCAAGCCATTGCTTTGTTGGTAATGGTATGGAAAGTAAATTCTTTGATTAATTTTTCATTTTCATCAATGGCAAGATCGCCTGTTTCTTCGTAAATTACCTGTTGATTTGTAAAATCTAGATCAGGATCAATATAGTTTACCACCGCTTGGTTTAGTTTGGTTCTTTTCTTTTCACCTTGTAGTGTGATACCACCAATGATTACATTCTTGTCAACATCATATGCAACATTGATTGTTGTTGATGTAATGTCTGTATCATTGCCACCATCTTCCACCTTTAATTTGTATCTACCAGCCACATAAGGCATAATACCTCTAGCACCTGCGGCCAATGTTTTAAGATTGTCTAGAATCTTTTGTCCTGAATCAAGAACAGCATTGGTAGTAAGAGCCTTGCCTGAATAATTGTTATTGTATGTTACTGTTTGATCATACTTGGTTGCCGCAATATAAAAACTGTGTGCGTTGATCTTTTCTTTGGGAATGCCTGCACCATAGCGTGGATTCATCATATAATCAAGAATACAGTTCGCTGGATTGGTGTTGTAGTTTTTAGGCAAGTCCGCATAATCATTTGGTAGATTTAGTGCACCAACAACAGGAACGCCCCTTACATTGTAAACTTTCTTACCACAGATATCAAACTGCACCTTTGGAAGTCCACCATTGAATGGATTGTTGTTGGCATCTTCTTGTGTTTTGATTTCCTTCCATTCAAAACGCATTGCCACATAGGCAACGCCTGACATTGTTCTGTTTTTACTTGGCCATATAGGAGCATCTGACATAACACTAGGTGTTGCTGTATTGTTTGCTCCGCCATGATAACACTGAAATAGAATTCTGCCTTTGAATCTATCCTTGGGCACATCATATCTTACACCATCAGCATAAAATCCACCGTTGGCAAAAGATCCATATTCGCTAGGCAATGGCAATGGCACATCTTCCACTATAATGCGTTTTATACCCTCAATTTCGCCTTCGCTTAGGGCAAACACACACCATAGATATTTGTTTGAATCTGATCCTGTTTCTGCGTGAACTAGAATACCACCAACCCTTCTATATCCATACACAACGGGAATGGCTTGATTGGTTCCTTGTTTGGTAAGGGTTACGCCCTGTGCTGACTGATCCGCTTGGGCATTCGTGTCTGGCATATCTGGCATACCAAACGGTGAAATTAAGAATTCAAAAATATCACCAATAAAGTTGAATACTACTTCAAATACTTTTTCAAAAAACTCACCAATCTTTTTTACAATTTTTCCCATTAGTATTCTATCCTATGCACAAAGTGATTGCCACAGTGATCACCTCTTTTATGTTCATAATATGTTGATACCCTATCAATGGTATCCTTGCTACCCACATAATCCTTTGTCCATGCTGTTACATCACTTTCAAAAAACTGAGCACCATACTTTTTGCATACCGCCATCATTTCACTCCACAACATATCCGCCAACATTTTATTTCTTTCACCATCAATAATATAAAAGAAATACAATTCGCCAAACAGCGTTGGATTCCATAGTTTGGTATGCAATATAAAAATACTGTAACCAATTATTTCATTGTTCTTTTCCACAACCAAACATTTTACATTTGGATCAATGAATAACTGTCTTAGGTTCTTTGTAGCATATACATCATCAAAAGGCAATGCATCCTGCACACCTGTTTCTCTTGCATGATATCTACCAAGTCTAATAATTCCGTTTAGGTCTTGTGGTTTGAATTCTCTAATCATTAATTCTTACCCCATCTCAAATCCTTAATACTTTCGTGTGAATATTCCATTGAAAAGTCTGTTGGAAATTCTCTTTGAAAGTTTTGTAGATTTGTTCTGCGACAGTTTACCTTTTCAAAGTTTGAAAATTGACTGTCTACCTGTAGAGCAAGTGTGGCTGTTGTGTCTGAATCATTAATTTGATAACCACTTACCTTGCCTTCAAAAATTAGTATGGGACCATCGCCTGCACTATCATCAATTAGGCTGTTGTCTGTTTGATCAATTAGTCCTCTGTAGATTATTACATCCTTGTTAATGATACTGCTGGTAGCATAGGTGCTAACCACTGAAGTATCCAATGCACTTAGATTGATTGTGATTGATGTAATTGATAATTCGCTTGTTTCTGATGTTTGGCTGATAGCAAGGAATTGACCTTGTGCTAGATATGTGTTGCCACCATATACTATATCATATGGAGCGTCTGTAAAATATGAACCATTAATGTCCAACAATACATAACTTACAATCGCACTTCTTGCCAAGGCATTGTTTGTGTTGCTTCCTGCTAGTCTCGCCATTAGATAACCTCTTGCACATCAATTTGAAATCTTATATACCCTTGATTGTCGTATCCATATTCTTGTAGATCATTTGCAATAATGCATCTAATTGGCACTTGATTAACCGTAATAGGTTCGCCAGCACTATCGCTATCAACCGCTGTTACAAGAGCAGGATTAAAATTAATTGTTGCCGCACCTGTGCCATCTGTTGCAACATCTGATTCTACCATATAAACTTTTGAATGATTATAAAAACGAATTAGATCACCAGCCTTTAGAATGGTAGCACTTGTTTCATCTGATGTAACGGTTATGGAAGTTGCACCTGCCGCCGCATCCGCACTAGGAAATGTAACCTGGCTTGGATAAGATCCGCTTGTGTTTGAAATTGTTGGTAGTATGATATCAAATTCATTTAGACCGCCTTGACATCTACTAATAAATGCTTGAACTGTTTTAAATTCACTTGGTGATACTGGCGGAAAGTTTAGTGTGCCTTGCCAAGTTGTTGTGGCGTTTGTTACCCTTGTAATTCTACCACTTGCTGTTTCAGTTCTTTTAGTAACGGTCTTTTGTTTAAAATTAATTGCTTGAAATCCTAAACTAACTGGGAAATAACCTATATATGCCATTATCCTGTAACTCCTACTCTGCCACGCTGGTTCATGGCGTTGTTGATAATACCAACAATAGTGCCTCGTCTTTCAACCAGCAATTGATCAAAGTCTTTTGCGTCTACTGTTGTAATGTTAAAGTTTACCTGAACTTCGCCTTGGCCACCACCTAAACTGTTTACAGCATCCGCAACCTCTCTTGGTATAACAGTTGAACTTTGTTTAGGAACAATAAGTTCTGGACCATCTTCACCTACTGCAACTGGTTGACCACCAATTACTTTACCACCTCTTTGTGCAGTTTGAGCCCTAATGGTTGCTACCTGAGCCAAACCACTTGCAACAGTTGCCGCCGCCGCAATAAAGTTGAACGGTGGTGGATATTTTCTAAGTGCGTAGGTGGCACCTGTATATGTGTTAATGATTGCTTCAGCAATAGCCATTGCCTTCATTGCCGCGAAGAATTTTTTATTCTGTGTTCCTAGTGCCGCAAAGAATGTTTTTGCTTGGCTGATACCAAATTGAACTTTTTCTAATTCTGATTTCTTTTCAAACTCAATTCTATCTCTTACAATTTGTGCAGTTCTTTCTTCATTGCCTTTGCGTTGTAAAAACTCTTTGTCTTTTTCTGAAAGTTCTGTAGCAATAGCACCTTGGCTGGCTTTTA